GTTCAGACCGCATATAATGGCGGGCGCGCCCTTGAGGTGCAAGAAACAAATCCCGTGATGATGGAATACATCGGCATTGATGATGATAGGCAGACGGAAATATGTCAAGTGAGAAGCGGTGTAATTTTAAATGCAGATGATCCTTGGTGGAATAACAACTGGCCGCCTAATCATTGGAATTGCCGTTCAACCGTTCGCCTTATCTATCCCGAAGAAGTCACGGTGCGTCGGTTGCGGCCAACTCCCAATCCGCCGGACTCTCCGCCGCCCATGCCCGGCTTTGGCGGCAATCCGCTCTCTACCGGCTCGTTCTACTTGATGACTGAATCCATGAAACAAAGGGCAAAGCAATATGGGATATTGGGGGAGATTAGAAAATTAGCAAACGAGATAGGCTTAAAAAAGAAAATCGAGATGGGTGATTTGTCGCCTAAGCAGGCATGATTGAAGCCTGTAAGGGAAATACTGTTCTCCGGGAGCTGGCTAAAGGTCAGGAAGTGTTGATGTTCCGCATTGATATATCATGCTTTAATCCATTTATAAATATTTGCAAAGCTTTTGTATAAACTCTCTATCCTCTTCCACATGCCACTCAGAGAAATAGCTAAAGTGGGCACGTGGGGACAGGATGGAACGACAATCACAGAGGAAGATCTAAAAGAGGTTGTCGAGACCTTTATTGATGAGGCTCCAATCTCCCTTGGACACTCTACAGCCGACTATATGCCCAAGCTCGGCTCCGTTAAGAATCCTTTTTACGATCCTGAAACAAAAACACTCAGAGCTGAAGTCATACCCAATTCGCTCCTTGCCGATGCGGAACAAAAGGGAATCTGGGACAAAGTGTCTATCGGTATTAGAAAGCGCGCAGAAGATGGGAAGAAATACATTCATCATCTTGCGTACCTCGGCAGTGTCCCCCCGAAAATAAAGGGCTTAAAGATTCTTGAAGGGCTAAATTTTATCAATGCGGCCGATGTTGATGAATATTGGACTTTTAATTTTGCAGATGATGGTGAAGAAAAGAAGCCTAAGCCCCCGTCAATGGATTCACTTGAGATTTCCAACTCCTCCTGGGATGTAAATGAAGCCGCAAAACGGGTATTTGATAAGTACGGCATAGAAGGACTGAGAGAGTACTCCCTCTATAAAGACCCGGAAGCTGATCCTGAAAATAAGACTGCGTACAAGTTTCTCGTTGTGGACATCATAGGCGGGGAGCCAAAGATTGTCGCAAGGGCTGTATCTGCTTCAAAGGCAATCATAGAAGGCGGGCGCGGCGGTACATCTGAGGACATTGTCAAAGAAGTAAGGCCCAAGGTTGAGCGTCTTGATGTCAAGGTGAACAAAGATAAGACCAAGGAAAACGGGAAGAAAGAAGCGGCGGACGCTGAAGAAGAATCCGCCATGCAAAATAATAGCAATGATAAATCTCATTACTGTGCTCATCTCAATATGCTTCTCAAGAAGAAATCAAATGGCGACGATGATGCGAAAGCGGAATTGATTAAGAAGATGGCTGAAGAAGCCGGGCTTACTCCGCACGGCGTTCGTGCTCATCTCCGCTCTGAGGTGAAAAAGCCCTCTCTCGATGTGATTGAAGCTTTCGCAAATGTACTCGATGGCGATTCTGATCATATAAGGATGATGTCCGAGCAGGATGGCAATGAATATGAAGACGAGCAAGAAGATATGAACGGAAAGGAAAAATCCGAAGATGAGGAAAACGAAAATCAGGAGGAAATGGCAATGTCCGACGCAGAGAAAAAGGAATTAGAAAGACTGAAAGCGGAAGAGGGGCAGAGGAAAAGGGAACACGAGCTTATCACCGCAAGTATAAAGAAAAATGATGAGGCGAGGCTCCGCAAAGCCCTTGCGGGCAAGATTCCCGTAAAAGATAAGTTTGCCATGCAGGTATTTATGGACACGCTCAATGGAATGCCTCTAACGGATATGATGGAGCTTGCTGATGCGGATGGCAAGAAGATAACGCGCTCGAAAAGGGACGCGTTCATAGAGGCGTGCGAGCGTATTGAGGCTGTAACTGTTCCTCCTGGTGAGATTGAGTTTGGAGATGTAACGCAGAATGCAAGAGAGGACGCAAGAAAGGCAGTAAACAAGTTCTTTGGAATAAGCAGATAACGATTGGAGGGAATAAACATGACAGTAGATGCAGTGAAAATAAGATTTGTGATGGCTGATGTTTCGATACTTGTTGATGGGTATGACTCGAAGCGTTTTACAGAGCCAATAAAGTCGGGGATCGGGATTCTCAAGCGCGGCACTCTTATGGCGCAGAATTCGTCGGACAAACTCTGGTATCCGTACGATCCGAATGGCTCCAATGGGCTTAATACTCCAAGGGGTATTCTTCTTTCTGATGTTGATACATCAAAGGTTACCGAAGGGGTTCTTGTAGAAGATGGCAAGGTATATGGCAATCAGCTTATCGTAGGCGCTGTCACGGATTTTGACGATCCTGGAACAGCCGCGACTCGGGCGGACACAGATTTAATGAAGCCGCTTATTCAGACAGTGTGGGTATAAAGGATTGTAGATTCAACAATAAAATACGGGGGTAAATAGAAATGGCATGGCAAATTGATCTAAGCCGGTTTTTCAACTGGGAAACGGTAGGGCCAAGAATTCAGAATATTCCGCCTCTTATCACGCCCATAATGGATAAGATATATCCGCCCGCAAGAAGAGTAAATCATCCATTTGCCTTTGTAGGCGCGGACATCTGGAAGAAACTCTTTAAAAATATGCCTCTTGTTGAACGTGGTGCGCCGGCTCTGCCTCTAGTGCAGGGGAGGCGCGACATCTCATTTATCGAGCCGCGCGGAATAGACCTCTCGGATTTTATACAGGGCAAAGACCTTGCCGACCTTCAGTCCCTCACCGGCATACGGCTAGAGATGTGGCGCGACCAGAAACTCCAGGAGATGCTTTATGCGACTCAGAGAACAACCGAAGCCCTCTGCACACAGGCGATTACCGGCAAGATTGATTATGCCTTGAAGGTGGAAGGCGGCTATGACCACTACGTCGTGGATTTTACGAACGATGGTGCACTAGGGCCTCTAAGTTTTGAGCCTGCATCGCTCTGGGATGATCCAAATACAAAACTCTCCCATATCATCAAAGATCTCATAGCCATCACAAGGCTCATATACGAGAATGGGTATGGGAATATGTTTAAATATTACATAGGATCAGAAACGTATACAGCGCTTGTAGATAAACTCACCCCGATTTTCAGCACAATGGGAGCAAGCGGCGAAGTGATTGTGACCGGATCAATAACCGAAAACGGTATCAGAATTGGCGGCTATTTTCTTGAGTATGTTGTCGCGCGGTATTGGGACTATTTTAGTAACACATGGGTTGATGCGATTCCTTCAAACGGGATAACCGTAATTGCTCAGGATGCCCCTTGGTGGTTATATTATTGCATGATTGACGACCTCAAGGCTGGCCCAGAGCCTCTTCCATTCTGGACAAATTCAATTCTCCAAGATGATCCCTCTGGGCTTAAGCTCATTTCTAAATCAAAGCCTCTTCCCATCTCCATTCCGGGCGCTGTTTGTAACGCCATAGTCACGGCTCCTACAAGCCCGCCATAAAATTGCAACCGGGTATCCTCATACTCCTCCTTTAAGAAGGAAGGGCAGCGCGATTTGACCTCCTTGTCTCGCTGCCCTTTTTGATGCTAATAACAAGTTGGAGAAATAAAATGGGTGAATGGTTAAATGCGGTAGATATGGACGATGAAATCTCGTCATGGTGGAAAACGAATCTCGATTATGAAAATTATAAAGACACAGCGATAGACAAAGCCGAGAAGTATGTGAGAATCCGTCTCACAAAATATGGAGCCTATCCATATCCTCCTGCGATTCAGAACAATCCCGATGCCGTAACAAAATGGGTGGATGACCTCAAGACCTCCGTGCTTATTCCGCTTACGAAATGGTATTTATTCGACCATATGGACCAGGGCGAGAAGGTTGCAGCAAATAGAGAGGATGCGATTGATTCGCTCCGCGCTATGCTTGAGGGTGGAGTATCAGGTGAAGGCGCGGAAGAAAAGGTTGAGGAGAAGGTCAGTTCTGTCGCCAGCGTAATACAGGGCAGTCAAAGCTGGCATAACTTCAATGAGAATCCCTATATTTTCATTGCAAGGGGCGGTGTGACGGGCTTCCCGGAAGATGATTGGTTTTGGCCATGGTAATCGCTAATGTACCCTCTCGTCTCCTGTCTTATGCCAACTTTTAATAGAAGGCGATTCATCCCCTTGGCGCTTAAATATTTTTTTTCTCAAACCTATCCGAATAAAGAATTAATAATCATTGACGATGGCTCTGATTGCGTCCGCGATTTAATCCCGTCCGATGACTGTATACAGTTTTATTATTTTAATAGGAAAATCTCCCTTGGAGTAAAGCTGAATTTAGGATGCGCATATGCAAACGGCGAAATAATTGCCCACTTTGATGATGATGATTGGTATGCTCCTTGGCGCCTTTCATATCAGGTAGAAGCATTGAGAGAAAAGAATAAAGGCATCTGCGGAATTAATAGGCTCTATTACTATGATCTGCGTACCGGAGGGGCTTATCAATACGTCTATCCAGATACGCAGAGGCTCTGGCTCTCAGGCAGCTCGCTATGCTATAGGAAATCGCTCTGGGAAGGCCATCGCTTCAAGAATATAGATGTCGGTATGGATGCATTATTTGTATGGGGGATTCCGCTAGAGAGAATCAAGATATTAGAGAACCCCGCCTTTGCCGTCCACATGATTCACAGCTCAAACAGCAATGCAAAGAAGGTGAATGGTCCATGGTGGAAGGCAATTCCGATTGACGAGACAAAAAAGATTATGGGAGAGGATTTCAGTTGCTACGAAATATTCACTGCGTGTTAGTTCACGAAGCGGCAGATTGCGTTGCTGACCTCGCGCGCAATCTTAGATACTATGACCCGGCTTCGGCGATTCTTCTCTACCGGGGCTCTAATGATGTAAGCGTGGTTAATCTCCCCTTTGCCGATGATGGGATAATCATGCATCCGCATCCGCATCCGCAGAAGTGGGGAACCCTTCATAAGTTTGCCCTTGATTCAATGCAATTTGCACTTGATAATATTGAATTCGATACGCTGACCATCGTGGACTCGGACCAGCTCTTCATCCGCTCTGGGTATGTAATGTATATAGAGAATTTCCTCTCAGATAAAATAGATGTTGGGATGCTGGGGAACTATTCAGGCACCCAGCCCATTGATTCTATCGTCTCTCCCGTTACGAATGCAAGAAAAGAAATAGAATTATGGAGGCCCTTTTTAAAGAGATTCAAGGATGGCGAGCGCAAGTTTGTCTCATGGGCATATTGGCCAAGCACTATTTTCAGTAAAGATGGCGTAAAGGTTCTCATTGAAATGTTCAAGGATGGCCAGCTTCAAGAAATTATGTCCAAATCCAAAATTTGGGCGACGGAAGAAATTGTGCTCCCTACCCTTATCGCGCTTTCCGGCCTCAAATATCTTCATAGCCCGTGCTCATATGATTATGTAAGATACCGGGCCGGATATACGGCCGAAGAAATGGCAACAGCCTTCAGGCGTCCTGATGTCTTCTGGCTTCATCCAGTTCCACGAACAATCAAAGATCCTCTCAGATCGCTTATCAGGGAGAGGGGAAATAATTATGAAGAGGATAGCGCCGTCCGACACACTCAGGAGGTGGCCAGAGCTGAGATCGCTAAGGTGTCAGACAATGAGAAGTACTCTATGTCTCCTAAAATCTGGCTCTATTGGGAAGGACTGATGCCTGCATACATCAAGCTTTGCATCAAAACCATCCACGCCCATAATAATAATGTGCGACTCCTTGACAGAAGGTCATTTGATTTGCTATGGAGGCATGACCGCGATATTCCAATTGATTCTCTTGCAATGAACCATAAATCGGATTTTATTCGCGCCTACCTTCTAAAGTATTATGGTGGACTCTACATTGATGCGGACTGTATTGTGATGAAAGGACTTTCTCCAATACTACAACTTGCGGAGAATCATGGGTTTGTGGGATACAGGGAGCCTCAGGCTTATATGAGCTGCAATTTGATGGCATCCGTTCCCGGCGGCACTGTCATAAATACTCATTATCAAATGGTTTGTGACAAACTCAGGTCTCGCAAGAAACTCGAATGGCTAGACCTTGCGTCCATTCCCATGAATATTGCTATTGAGCAAAATGCAGGGAAATACCATCTCCTGCCCACTGAGACCATAATGCCGGTGGGGTGGCACGAGAGCGAGAAATTCGCAATCAGGCGGACGGAAGAGGAGCACGAGAAACTCTTTAATCTCAATTCCTATTGCTTCATGTTGTCGAATAACACATTCCGAAGCCGTGAAGCAACTAAAATCATAGTTGATATGGATGAGGAAGGGTTATTAAAATCGGATATGTTTATTTCGTATCTCTGGAGGAGGGCGCTTGGATCTATCAGTTTTTAGATGGATACCATCACAGACCAGCTCGCTGGATAAGCGTGCTTTGCTTGCTATACGTGAGGCGATCTGCCAGCAGATGGAATAAGATATGCAAAAAACACAAAAGAAGAGATGATCCACCTCCTTAAATCCGTACCCAATGTCGATTTAAGGAAGCTGATGATTATAAAATTTGCAGTTCTCAGAAATGAAATTCCAACGCTCCGGGAAAAGCTTATATCCCTTCAGAATACTGCGCCCTTGATGAAACAAATCGGCGCATATATGGTTAGCTCAACGCAGAGGAAAATCCGCGAAGGGAAATTTGCCCCGAACTCCCCTGCTACTATTGCGACAAAGAAAGGGAATAAACCATTGCAGGATAGCGGACAGTTTATTGCCTCGATCACTCATAAGGAAACAGATAATGATAGGACGACGGTAATAGGAAGCAAACGAGGGAAATTCTTAGAATTGCTAATGACAGGCGGTAAGATAAAGCCTCAGAGCGCAAAGAAGCTTGCATTCCCCGCTAATGCTCAAATTAAGCATATTACCGATGCCAACGGTGGAAGCGTGCGGAAAACCCTGGACTATTTCAAGAGCATGGGATGGAAGATATTTTTCACCGATGGGGCAATAATGGGGGATCCGTCAGGCGCAAAGAGACAGTTTGGATTAAATAGGAAGGTGAAAGTGCTGTTTATTAGAAAGGCATCCATTACACTTCAGCCACGTAATGTCTTCTATGTGGATGATATTGACCGCAAAGTTATTGCTGATATGACAGGAAGGCACATTGAGAAGAGCTAATGCGCCTCCCCTTATGTCGATATTCTACTCCTTTTATAAATATTTGCAAGCCTTTTCTTTTCCTTCTCTATTCTCTTCATCGTGATTTACGAAATGCTCTCCGCCCTTGCAGAAAAGCTCGAATCTGACATTCAGGCTATGATGCCGCAGTCTGAGTTTTCCTGCATAGTAGACCCGACTCTTATAATTCCACAAAACCCTTATCTCAAACTTTCCATTCGCTCTCATGGTATCGAGGTAAAAGAGGAGCAGAACTGGGCAGATAGAACCTTTGACGGGAAAACATACAAGGGCAGATGGATTGATGTGTATGTTCCGCTTGACGCAATGCTATATGTTGAGGGGAATGAGAATGCGATAAAGACGATTATCTATGATCTCTCTTTTCAGATTGCCACATATTTCCGTTCAGATGAGAGTCCAGTAGACATGGGATTCTCTTTTCCAGACCTTGCTGACCTTCATTGGGACGGTGCTCTGGTGGTGAGGCTTGCGGGCAAATCTCAAGAGTTAATTAACAACCGCATAAATCCAGACGTGGCAAAAGAGGCGGCTTTCGATTTCTCATATACAGAAGTTTATGAGGGACAGATTTATTTCCGTTACTTCGACCTGGAGACGGAGACTGGAAGGTATGGGTTGCCACTTGGGTTTAACGAAGAGGCCTCAAATATCAATCAAGTTTAGGAGAAGGTGATGGCAAAGAAAAAAAAGGGTGAAGACTTAGAAGAGGCACAGAAGGAAGAGTCATATGCTCCACGGATCACAGAAGATAGCGACTTACTGAGCCCATACATCCGTCGATATGCTTACATGGGACGAACTGTTACTCACTTTTCATGGGGAGGGCAAAACTATGAGATGTTTCCTGTCACATCTCATAGGAAGCCATATGTGTATCCTCTTCCAGTGAATGCTCCGCAGGTTAGGAGAATGATCGAAAGAGGAGAGTTGCAAGAAGTAGAAAGCATATAGAATATAGGGAGGCCAATCATGATTGAATTATCTTCGCAGGTTAAATACAGAAAGCCGGTGATAAATCTCAAGGCTCTATCAAGGGCAAAGCAGAGGACTCTGCTCTTTGCTAAAAAACGTCTTGAGAAGGTGGCTAAGGCTGGCACGGGTAAGCTCGGAGCGGGTCTGGATTTCCTTCACGGCTTTGAGTTTATCGAGTCCACTACATTCCAGGGCATACAGACAATTGACGCCTCAATTATAGGTCTTGTGGGAACCGCTCCTCAGGGGCCGGTCAACACTCCATACCTCGTACTAAACGGTGATGACACTACATTCGGACCTTCTACACCAGGTTTTACTATTCCAGATGCGTTAAACGCCATATTCGCTCAAGGTGATGGAGTGGGAATGGTTATCGTTGTCAATGTCTATGACGGTTCTATAAGCAGCCCTCCAAGCCCCTCCGACATTGGCGATTCTGATATTGTAGGTGGGGTGGATGGAAACGGTAATAAAACCGGTATCAAGGCGCTTCTTGATGCAAGCTCGCTCTACGGTGTGGCCCCTAAGATTCTCATAGCTCCTGGATACTCTTCGTCAAAGACTGTAGCCGATGCCCTTCTTGCCGTTGCCTCGTCTCTCAGGGCAAGGGTAATCGCCGATTCGCAGCTTGGATGGAAGGATACGGACATTATTGGTTATGCCGGGGAGTTTGATAATCAGCGTATGATTCTTGCGTACCCGCAGGTCCGGTACGAGAACCTGGTATCGGAAACTGAGGAAATTATGCCAGCCTCGCCTTGGGTAGCCGGGGTGATGTCGAGAACGATTAATACGAAAGGATTTAACTGGTCTACGTCAAATCAGGTTATACTAGGAATCACTGGACTTGAAAGACCAATCCCATACATCACATTTCATTCTCAAGACTCGGAGGCAAATTACCTTAATTCTCAGAATATCACAACGATTATAAACGCTCAGGGCTTCCGCGTATGGGGCGATAGAAGCGTTTCTACCGTTTCCCCTTGGCTCTTCTATGCAATTAGGCAGCAATTTGACACGATAGAGGATTCAATCGAGCAGGGAAATCTCTCTATGCTGGACCGCCCGATAAATAAAATTTTTTTCACGCTATTTAAAGGCGATGTGCAGGCGTATTTAAATGGGCTTGTAGGCGCGGGAATTATCAACTATGGCAAGGCGGATTTCACAGCAACAGATAATCCATCGGAACAGGTCATTCAGGGGCACGTCACGATGAGGCTTACCATCACGCCTACGCCGCCTGCGGAAAGAATCACAGAACTTACAGTGCTTGATATCGCTCCTTTAGCACAGCTCTTTAGTTAATCAAGTTTTGGGAGGGAACAAACATGGCAGGAAGGCAAATCTCTAAAATACTAGATGCAAATGTGTATTTGAACGGCACTAACTACGTTGGGAAGGCTCTTGAGTTCGATCCTCCCAAGGTTAGTCACCACACCGTAGACTTTCAAACCCTTGCAAGCATAGGCCCGGTGGAGCTTACCGACGGCGTGGAGAAGATGGAATGCAAGGTTAAATGGGCTGCCTACATTAAAGGGGCTTTCGACAATATTGATCCTTTCACGTCCGTAATGCTCACATTCATTGTGGCGCAACAGGTATGGCAGGATGGCTCTGTTGTGGGATATGAGCAAGTCGCGTATACCGTACGGGCGCTCTGCAAGGAGATAGCCCCGGCCACAACCAAAAAGGGAGAGGGGATGCCTGATATGTCTTTTGCAGTGAATTATTGTAAGTGTGAGATAGACGGAGAAACTGTCTATGAGATTGACCTTCTCAATAATATTTGGAACACGGCCCAAGGCGATGTCTATGCTGAAGTGAGAAGTATTTTGGGAATGTGATAGGTCTCGGGTGTTAGGTCTCAGGAAAAACCAGGGGTTAGGTATTAGGGATTCGGGATTAACACCCAATACCTGAAAACAGGGGGAAACATTGGAAGACGGAAAGAAAGAAACTTCACAGAAACAGCAGCCTCATCAGGCTTCAAAGCCCGGTATATCCGATGAGATTAAGCTTCCTTCAGGAGGCCGTGCAAGGATTTTGAGAAAGCCTATAGGAGACGATGCGAAGATTGCTTTTATGATGATGCCTGCATCGGAGCGCACGATGCAATTCTGCGTCAATATGGCTCTTATCGCGGTTGTCGCCGAGATAGATGGAAAGCGAGTAACTTATGAGGAAGTCGGTAAGATGTACTTAGAGGACATACTGGTGTTATCGGATTTTTTGTTGCTCTCCCCGCAAGTTTCCCAGACATCATCCTTGCCCTCGCATCGAACGGATTCTCATACAACGAATTAATGACGTTACCAGTAGAGGAAATCCTCTTTTGGGCATCTGAACTCGCGAGAACGATAGAAGAGGCAAAAGAGAAAGCGGAGAATGCCGTTGAGAAAGAATAGCAACATAGATGGCTGATTTTTCACGAATTTTCGATGTAGGCTTGGCGCTCACCTTCCTGGATAAATTTACAGGGCCTACCTCTGCTGCGCTTGATAGGATGAACGAGCTGGAAAAGAGGACAGCGAGGCTTCAGCAAACATTCACGACTTTTGTGGGGGGGGGAAGCGCGATGGGTGCAGTTGGATCCAGGATTTTCGACTCGTTTCGCGAACCAATCCATCAAGCTGCATCCTTCGAGTCCGCAATGAGCGAGGTTGCACTTGCCTTAGACCCCAATAAATTTAATCTTGCGGTGCTGGCGGAGGACACAAAGAGGCTCTCTGCGCAGTATGGCAGAAGCGCAGTGGATATTGAGCTATCCCAAACAATTTTCGAAGCATTTACCGACATTGTGCATAACAACTCGGAGGCAATGATAGCAAATGAGGCGGCTGCGAAATTCGCTATCCTCCGCCACATAAGCTTTGGAGAGTCGCTTACAATTGGGATGCAGCTCCTCAAGAACTATGGACTTGGGATAGAAAATATAAACATGATGTACGACATACTTGCAAAATCACAACTGCCCCTCACATCTGCCTCTATCGGTATGCTCACGCATTTAGGCGAGGCTACCCATATAGCCTGGAGCGGGCTTCTTGCTATTACAAAAGAATTCCTTCCTCTATATGCGAATAACGCGGATGAGGCGGCAGGAGCGACGGATAAGTTCATCCGATATATAAGCGATATAGGAAGCGCGATGCTCACTCCGGGGGTAAAGACAGCAGCGCTTAGGCAGCAGATAGCAATGCTGGGCGGGGACGCATTCGCAAGCGCGTTTAAGATGGTTGAGGTTGTACGAAACGGGCAAAAGGTGCAGGAATTTCACGTTGATTACGCAAAAGCATTAGATGCCATAGCCGATTCTCAAATGGGTTATGCAGCACTTTTAGAGGTCTTTGGAAAGAAAGAAGCAGACAACATATATAGACTACTTCAAAACCGCAAAGCGATTGTGGCATCGGCGCAGAGTTTCGCTAATGCTTACGGCACGCTCAATGCTCAGTACGTAGAAAAAATGAAGGAAGAGGAAGAGGCGGCAAACAGGGTCAAGGTCGCGTGGGAGAATCTGCGAAGCAGTATTGGAGATAAGGTTCTTCCCACCTACACAAAATTTCTTGATCTGCTGGATAGAGGCTTTATACGAATGCAGCGATTTATAGATGCCCATCCGGCTTTGGCAAAAGCTGTGCTTTTGCCTCTTGGCGGGCTTGCTACTCTTGCGGTTGGAGTGGGAGGGGTGCTTACGGCAATCGGATTTGTAGGTACAGGTGTGCTAACCCTTACCCGATTTGCGGCTGCAATGCAGGGAGCATCGGCGGCGCTCAACATGTTTACAGTTGCCCAGGGGGCTGCTACAACCGGAGCCTGGGCATTTACCACAGCGCTTCTTTCCAACCCCTTAACCTGGGTAGTTTTGGGCGCTGTGGCTGCTGGCATTGCGGTATACGAGTTGCACAAATACTGGAGCAGCTGGCTGAAGGATGTGGAGAAAGACGGAAAGAAGCTAAGCGCTATGCAAAAGGTATTTTCCTTCTCCGACTGGTTCTTTGGAGCCACGCCCGAATCTGAGCGCAAGCAGGTTGAGATGCGTTCTAAAACCTGGTCATGGATAACGAATCTGGCTCGTGACATAGCGGGATTTGATTGGAGAGGCACTCTCTCAGGTGCGGAAAAGGATATTACCAGTTTGGGTTCAAGAATAATCAGCTCGCTCAAGCCCATGATCTCTGAAATCTATAACTGGGGAGCGAACCTGGTTGAATCGGCAATTCATGGAATGGAGTCAAAGATTTCGGGTATACCTTTGAAATTCAAAACTGCCCTTCACGAGGCTAGAAAATTTTTTGGTTTCTCTATACCTACAGTCGGCCCGTTTTCGGATATAAATAGAATTGCTCTTATTGATGAGATAGCAAAAACTGTAAAGCCCGACCCTCTTGTATCACGTCTTGCATCTATAATGCAAGACGCGCGGAATACAATATCAATGGGAGGGCTTAGTCTGGGCATGGAAGGAGCGTTTGCTGGTCCAGAGATGGCTGTACCTGGGGTGGGGAGAAGTGGAACAATTAATGTCACATTTGCGGGGGACATCATAATCGAGGGGGCAGATGTGAGGGATGCTAGAGAGCTTGCAGATGTATTTGCACAATCGGCTTCAATGAAAATACAATCTGCCTTGAGGGGGAGATTCAGGATTTGAGCTGGGGATCAATTGGGAGTTACGTGTTTGACCGCCTTATCGGCCCTAATCGCCTTGAGGGAGGCAAGCAGTTTGATTATGCTGAACATCCGATACTCAATCTCTATACAAAGCAGCAATACAAAGGCTATGAGCCAAAAGAGTATGAACTGGAGATAGACTATCATGCTTCCTTTTGTTTTCCTGAGGACGAGATAGCGAAGCTTTATGCCCTTGCGCCTTCTTCTCCCAATAGCCTTGTGCCACTTCCGCTCTTTCTTGGGAGCGGAGAGGTTCTTGCGCGTGTGGTTGTTGTCGGGATCACGGAGAAGTATAAAAAGTTGTTTCCGAATGGACAGATTTTAGAGGTGACTATTGCGTTGAAGGTTCGAGAATTCCTGTAAAGGAGAATTAAGTTATGTCGTTAGAAAAATTACGGGTTGTGAAAATTCGAAAGTATGGCTGGCGGCGGTCTCTTCCAGACCCGCGCGATCTGCGTTTTACCCCCAAGCCTCATATCGTTCAGAATTTACCTCAAAAGGTTGACTGGCGGGGCGATCCGTCCCGTCCAATGATATGGGATCAGGGTGATCTTGGAAGCTGCACGGCGCATGGTTCGCTCCGAGCATATATATTCACACTGGGGGTTGAAGGGCATCCTGAGTTTATGCCATCACGGCTGTTTCAATACTATAATACGCGCTACATTGAGGGTACAACCGATTTTGATAGCGGTGCAGAGGTAAGGGATGCACTCAAGGCTCTGACAACGGTGGGAGTATGCGATGAGTCTCTATGGCCGTATGTGGATTCAGCTCTTACTCTAAAGCCATCCGATAATTGCTACGAGGCTGCCAAACTGCATGTAGCCACAAAGTATTATTCAATCAACAATGCAAATCCACAAGAGCTTATGTCGGCTCTTACACAGAAGCTCTTTATAGTGTTTGGATGCGCTGTCTATGCTGCTTTTGAAGAGGTAGGGACTTCTGGTGAAGTGCCAATGCCGGATTTGACCTGTAATACGCCTGTTGGCGGGCATTGTATGACAATTGTAGGTTATGAGCCAACAATCACATCGGTTACGAGGAAATATAAACAATGGTATATAGTGGATAATTCATGGGGGGAAGAATGGGGCGATAAGGGTTCGTGTATTTTCCCCGACCGTTATATTCTCGATATAAATTTAAGCAGCGATTTTTGGGTAATAAGCGCAGATACATGATGCTGATTTTTCTTGTGTTTTTGCTTTTAGGTTTTGCCATAGGAGTTCTAACTTCGCAATATGCAAATAAACAACATAGGAGGTTTTTCCTGATGACCAACTTACCAGACAATTCAAAGATCACCTACACCATAGCTGAGAAGGATCAGGCTGGGTTCGTTATGCCTACTAACCCATCTGATTTTGACTCACCGCCCTCGTGGGTAAGCTCTAATCCTGATGCTTTTCAGGCCGTACCATCTGTAGATGGGATGTCGTGCGATGTTGTAGCGGTAGGAGACCCGAGCGATGCCACGAAGAACTCAGGGCAGATTCAGATGACATGCATCGTCAAAGGGCAGCCATTTACGGGTACCGATGATATAACCATCGTAAATTCTGGATTTGGTAGCGTGGCTATTGTGCCCGGACAGGTACAGCCGAAGTGAGGATCGAAGCAATATTGCGGCAATATTGCCAAAACGTTGCCGAATTAGGAAAGGTTCAGGAGTAGAAGATTGAAGAAGAATTACAATCTTCAATCTTCTACAATTTAGAATTTAAATGAGAATCTATACGACGAGCGAAGGAGATCGCTACGATCTGATAGCTTGGAATCTGCTGGGTAATCCTGCACTATATCCATCCATTCTTGCTCTGAATGCAAAGGCCCCTCTGGTTGTGAGATTGCCCGCCGGGATACAATTGCAGATACCGGACCCGAAGAAACGGTGACTACTCCTATGTTGACATAATAACTTAGCATAAATTAACTCCCTTAATATGCATTTGAGCAATCCCAAGGAAAAGGAAGCCATTAATAGAATGTTTGGACATTCAGAATGGCAGATGCAGCCGTTCATGAAAATGCATGGCAAAAATCGAGAAAAACAGTTTCTAGAATATCTGTTATCACAGATTGGTGCTCAATATTCTAAGGAATTCAGAGTCAGATTCAGTCCCGAAGATAGAGTCAGTAGTGACCGTACTAAGTATTACTTAATCCACTTCTCAAACCATCTAAAGGCTGTTCTCTTAATGAAGCAGATAATGTGGAATCTGGGAGACGAAGAAGGAACATTTGATTATTCTGCTTCTCATCAGGGAGTATTATTTAGCGGAACACCTCAAGTACAAGAGTTGATAAAATATCTGCAAAAAGCGTACGTTGGAAGCGGTAGGGAAATTACATTTTTGCAGCTACAAGAAGAAACTTACCGATTGCCTTTTATTGAAAAGCATTATCGTGAAGCAATTAAGCAAATGGAGGCCGCTGGTGAAGTAGTAATTAACCGTGTTGAATCCAAGAAAACCGGTATTAAGGATGGTGATATAATCACTTTCTCAAAGAAAGGAGGGACAGGGTATGGCGACCAATAGTAAAATTGAATGGACGCAAGTAACCTGGAATCCGGTGACTGGGTGCAGCAAGGTTAGTCAGGGCTGTAAATACTGCTACGCAGAAAGATTAGCAAAGCGTCTTAAGGAAATGGGAGTCAAGCGATACAAAAATGGCTTTGCTGTAACTCTACATGAAGATATTGTTGAATTGCCACTTCGATGGCAACAACCTCGCCTGATTTTTGTCAATTCCATGAGTGATATGTTTCATGAGCAAATACCTTTAGAGTTTATTAAGCGAGTATTTGACACGATGGAGCGTTGTCCACAACACATCTTTCAAATACTCACGAAGCGGAGTAAGCGATTATGTGAGGTCTCGAATAAATTACCTTGGCCTTCTAATGTTTGGATGGGGGTTAGTATAGAAGATATGAGAGTGCTCCATCGCGTGTATGACTTGCAGCAGGTGCCAGCATACATTCGATTTCTCTCCTGTGAACCATTGATAGGCCCACTCAATGGATTACCCCTTAAAGATATTCAATGGGTAATTGTAGGTGGAGAATCCGGTCCAAGGGCAAGACCTATGAGAAAAGAATGGGTAGAATCAATCCTCCAACAATGCCGTAAAGCTGACGTGCCGTTCTTTTTCAAGCAATGGGGTGGCGTGCGAAAAGACCTTACCGGACGTAAATTAAATGGTCAGACCTATGACGAAATACCTCTAGGTAATGGTAATTCTCAACTGGCTTTATTAAGGATTGTAGATTCAACAATAAAATACGGGGGTAAATAGAAATGGCATGGCAAATTGATCTAAGCCGGTTTTTCAACTAAATCTTATGTGGTTTAGCCTTGTCTGATCTCCATCCAATGAATGAGGGATTCTATCACTAGTTTTTTGCTCATGTTCCAGGGAATCGTATCTGCCTGGGAGCGAGTTATCTCCGTGGCTTTTGATTCCTCGGATGGGAACTGGGTTTGGATATGCACCAGTTCTATATCATGTTTGCTAGTATATAGGGCGTAATAGAGTTCGGCGCTAAAATTCCTTATAATTGCCTCGGCTGTATTTCTGCTATATCTGGGGTTTGGATAAATCCATAAATAGACCTGATAGCCGGTAGGACGGGGAATTATTGCGGAGTGGATTGTAGTATCTTTTCCAGGTCCATATCTATCTCTCACATTTTCTATTAGGATGTGAATTTGAGCTTGGGTTTGTGCTTGAACCTGCGTCTCCTCCGCATTGGTTGGCGCATAAGGAGTGGGGATAGGCTCTTCGGTATGAGTGCATACCAGATGAGGTGGAAAAGATGAAGTGGTGCGGCATTCCTCCTTTCCATCTACTGCTTGTGTTGATATACAAATAAAAAATACTGCAACGCAACAAACTTCATACAAACGCTTGTAGATTGAAGCTTTCATCTGTCCTCTCCTCCCTGTCTTAAATATAGTTCCTGATACAACATTTGTAAATATTTGCAGAGTGTCTAGAACATCTTTGTAATCTGTTCGGAAATGGCTTGCGCGTCGTACTATGATTCTGAAGTTCAGGCTGCATCGGCTAAATATGGAGTGCCGCCCGATATTATTAATGCCGTGATCCATCAAGAAAGCGGAGGGAATCCCAACGCCTATAACCCCAATGACCCTTCTTACGGACTTATGGGCGTCCAGTACGGAACGGCAAAGGATATGGGCTACAAAGGTCCTGCGCCATCGAACCCTCCAAAGCCCACAGACCCGCTTATGCAGCCAGCAAACAACATTGACGCGGGTACTGCATATCTTGCGTATCAATACAAGCGCTATGGAAACTGGCCAGACGCGATAAGTGCGTATAATGGCGGACATGCGCTGAAGAATCCAGATGGCTCGTATGCGAATGCTTCCTATGTTAATAGCGTGCTTAATTGCGCTGGTCAGTATTCCACTGGCGGCGCAGGGACGGGAGGAACGACAACCGGAGGCGGGGGAGGCGCTACAGCTCAGCTACTCAAGGACAGCATTGCCAGGTTGCGCATGGCTGAATGGCGCGTACTGCTTGTGCGCGATAAGGTTCTCAAGTTTATTGAAGAATACATTGAGGAAATAGAGGTAAATTTCTATGAAACAGGACAGTGCGATGATTTCTCTATTACCCTTGATAACACCGGCCACCGTTTCACTTTCACTGGCAAGGGCGACCCAAATAATCCAGTATTTGGAGATATTGATCTGCTAAGACCGGGCGATCAGGTCTTGATAGTCCTTTTTTATTCCGATCACGAAGGACAGGATTTTGGTCTCTATACAATTGACGAGATAGAGGACAGCGATCCCCCAGCGACGGTGAGAATCAGCGGTCTTTCTGCTGATATTGTAGAAGATGCAACCAGAACGGAGAGGCAAATAAGTTATTCTAATCCAACCCTCTTTGGGATCGTGAGGGAAGTGGCAAAGAGGCACCCAGAATGGCATTTTCCGCCCCTTACGGAAGGGAAAGATGTGGATTTAACAACTGAGAGCAAGGTCTATAAGGAACAGGCATCTGAAAGCGACATGGCTTTTCTGGCCCGGCTTGCAGACCATTACGGATTTTTTACCAATGTGAAGCAGCTCGGACAGGATCCCACAGCGACATTGTATTTCAGGGAAAAAAATGTCGCAGACATAAATCCATTATTTAAGACCTGGGCAATAGATGAAGTACTTGAGAGGAGATTCTTCCGGTATCAGACCTGGGGCGCAGTTCAGACGACTACAGCAACATATTATGACCCGCAAACGAACCAATCCAATCAAGCTACTGTAAAATCCGACCCTACGGCAACAATACAAAGACAGCTAATAAGGTTAAGAGCCACTGACTTCCAGCAAGCCTTACGCATCGCTCAGGCAAAGCATAATTGGGCTAATCAATGGAATAGCGAGGGGACATTTCTTTGCATGGGAACCCCTGAGCTCAGGTCTCCCTGCAATATTGTCATATCAAATATGGGTGGCTTGAATAACGGCGTATGGCATATACAAGAGGCACATCACAAGGATTCAAAAAAGAGGGGATACACCGTTGAGATGAGAGGATATAAGCTTTCAAACGTTGCTCCGGTTACAGTAACCGGAGATGCCATCAGATTACCGCAGCCCGCGACAACACAGCTTTCTCTGTCCTTGCGGACTGCAAAAGTTTCAATTCCCAAATGATAGACGAATTTCGAAGAATATGGGAAGCAATTCATGAGCTTCAGAGGGCAAGGGCAAACTTCTACAGGAAAGGTGTGGTGATAAACAGAGACCCGAAGACGCACCGTTGCAGGGTGAATTTTCCTGATATTATAGACCCAATGACAATGAAACCGCTTGAGTCGGGCTGGTATCAGGTAGTCGCCCATAAGACAAAAGTTGACAAGGAATACTGGCTGCCTGACTTAGGCGAGATGGTTTTCTGCCTCACGCTCTCTGAATCGCACGAGGAAGGAATTATCCTTGGATCGGCTTTCAATGATGATGACAAGCCTCCATCATATGCCAATGGGGACACATATATCATTTCCGGGAGGAAGGCGGGAAAGTTTTGGGAGATGCTTGCACACAGGAATTGCGAAGGGAAAGCGAAATTCAGATTCACGTGCGATGAATTTCATATATTTGGGGATTTGATAGTGCACGGCAGCGTCAGGGACCAATTTGGCTCTCTTACCGAGCACACAAATGCCGGGTATCCGAGAGACAGACAGCAAGGTCCTGGCGGATTTGGCTGCTTGGAGGACTAGAATGCCGCATGCTCCTGATTATGATTCTATTTTAGGTAATGGGTGCGCTTACCCAATTGACTTTGATGTAAGCGCAGGGACGGTTAAGAGGAAAGCTGGGCTTTCTCACATTGCTCAAAGCATTTTCCTTTTGCTTACCATCCCAAAAGGTGCTGTTGTAATGAAGCCTTGGCTAGGCTCAAATTTATTTTTATATATAGATAACCCCATTAACCGCGCCACAATAGCTGCGATAAGATTGGAAATCTATAACGCACTGCTGGAAGAGACAAGAGGCGAGGTTAAAAAGATAATAATAGAGAACCCGGAGATTCAACAGCTAAAAATCACGGTTTATTTTTTAGTTGAGCACGAAGTCACAATAGCCGTAGAGCTTCTTTATTTACGTGATGAAGCAAGATGGGTTGTGATTAGCTAGCAAGGAGAAAAATCATGGCAGGCGTAACCCCCCCTCAGATTTGGACGGCCACTTATCCAGAACTCTATACTCAAGGCAAGAATGACCTTACGGGCGCAATTCCCGATTACCCGTTCCTCTCCGCCGATCCATTGGTCATTGTATTCGGCACTCTAATTCAGATGATTTCACTGCTTGGCATCAAAGAGAATATCCTTCCTAATGCTAGTTTGATTAGTTGGGTGAATTATCTCGGAGTAATAAAGAAAGGGGCAACGGCGGCGCGGGGAACCATGACGGTTGTTCTTGAAGAGGCGCAGCCAAACGATTACATCATTCCTCTTGGCACACGCTTTATAGATGAGAATGGGCTTACATTCATATCTACTCAGGAGGTGGTAATTCCAATTGGCGATACCCAGGCGGATGTGTCAATTGAGTGCGAGACAGGAGGCTCAATCGGCAACGTCCCCGCAAATTCAATAATCCATCTCTACCAGAATTTGCCGTATGTCTCGGAGGTCTATAATGCCGAGCCTCTTGCGGGAGGATTTGATACGGAATTAGATCAGGATACGCTTGACAGGGGAAGGCAAATAATAAGAACTCTCTATAGAGCGATAAGTAATTCAGATTTTGAGAACATCGCTGTGGATGTCTCAGGCATATCGAGGGCTAAGGCAATTGAAGATGTAGGACAGGTTGCTTTATATCTTCTAGCAGCCGATGGTACTCCTGCGAACTCACAGTTGATTGAACAAGTGATTGCTT